GCGCCGTTCACCACGAACAAGCAACTGCTCTTACTGCTACACGATCTTCATCGAAAAGGTGAACTTCCTAACGCTAAACCGAGCTTTCATAACCTATACAACTGGGTTTTTGGATTTAACCGACAATGTGTACATCTTATAAAGAAAGGCAAAGATAATCTTGGTCCCAATGAATATTGGCCCTCCAACGACTTCCTTTACCCTGTCACTATTCACACAAAATCCGCAATTATCGGTGCACTCGACCCCAATAAGGTCCGCACTATTTTTGGCGTTCCAAAACTTACCATCATGATCGAAGCCATGTTCTTCTGGCCCCTCTTTCGGTATTATCGTTTTGAACAACGCTCTCCCCTCCTCTGGGGATACGAAACCATGCTAGGTGGCTGGTACAAACTCAATCACGAGTTAGTCTCCAACCCATTCTATCAGGGTTCTATTTTGTCTCTCGACTGGTCATTCTTCGATGGCAGAGCACTCTTCTCTGTTATTGATGACCTATTCTCTCAACGTGGCGTCAAATCGTACTTCGATTTTGACCATGGCTATATCCCAACAGCCGACTACGCTGATTCGTCGACCCATCCCAACAAGCTCCACAACCTGTGGAACTGGATGGTTAACGCCCTCAAACACGCACCATGTGCGTTGTCTGACGGCTCTCTTTGGATCCGACTTGTTCGAGGCATCGCCTCAGGACAGTTCACGACCCAATTCATCGATTCCATTTACAATGGTCTCATGATCCTCTGTATTCTATCCGCTCTAGGATTTGAAATAACCGAGGATATTCTTCTCAAACTACTAGGTGACGACTCAATCACTCGCCTTAAAGTTTGCATTCCTGTTAATCAACACGAGGCTTTCCTCGTCGCTTTTCAAGAACGCGCGAACTACTACTTCTCACATACTATCAATGTCAAGAAGTCTGAAATTCGCAACACCCCTCACAACGTCAACGTTTTGAGCTACCGTAATCACAACGGTTTGCCAATTCGTGACCGAACCTCGCTACTTTGCGCACTGCTGTACCCTAAGTCAAAACGACCTACCTGGGAACATCTCAAAGCACGTGCCATTGGCGTTTACTACGCAAGCTGTGGCATGGATCACACTATCCGCCTCATCTGCAAAGACATCTTTGAATTTCTCCACTCTCGTGGAATCAAAGCTTCTTCTGCTGGATTAGCTGATCTATTCGACCCCAACTTCAAAACTGGTTCAATTCCTCTCGATGTATTTCCATCATTGGAACAAGTAACTTCTCATTTGCACAGTTTTCATCACTTATCTGATTCGGATAAAGAAAGGTACTTCTCATTTGCACAGTTTTCATCACTTATCTGATTCGGATAAAGAAAG